TGAGCGCGTCGCCAACGGGAACGGCCAGGAGCTTAGAGCGCACCGGACGGATAAAGCCGCCGCCGTTTATTTTCTCGGCGGCCGGGTGGAAGCTCAGCAGCTCGCCGTCGCGATACGGACCCTTCGACCGGAATGACTTGACCCGCCAACTTTTCAGCAGCGTCTTTTTGCCGTGGCGGTTAAGGCGGTCGGAGGCGATGCGCTCGCTCATCAGTCGCTTTCCGTCGCGGAGAATCTCCATGACAACGTCCTGGCCTGTCTTTGTCTCGAGCGACCTCGAGTAATTGCCGAGCGTCCGCAATCCGTTCATGTCGACCTTGAGAGAGAACATCACCAAACCCCGTCGCGCTTCCAGTGCTTGAGCTTCTCGCGCACCGCGTCGCTCATCTTGGGAGCCGCAATGGTGACGCTGCCGCCCGGGGCCGCGGTCTCGGTCGTGGCCGTGAACTGCTTTTTGTCGGCCTTTTGGAACTCGGCGGCGCACCAGTCCATAGCGAGCTGCTTTACGCCCGGCGGGATGGTCTCGTAGCCGCCACGATAGATCGCCTTGATGTTGCGGGTGCCCCGCGGCCAGGATCCGTGGAGCCGGATGATGCGCCCCCAGGCCTTCTCTTCGCCGACGCTTTCATCGTCTCCGTCCTCGTCGCCAACCACGATGAAGTCGCCAGTGAGGTCGCCCGTGTCCTGAGTGAGCGATGTTGAGCTCGCGTTCTCCCAGATGCCGGCGTCGTCAACGTCGGTCATGACGATCGGCCAGTGCGGTAGATAGAGGTCAGGCGTCCCGCTTCCGTCGAGCCGCTTAGTGTGGGTCTGTGCCGTGAATGCGCGCCCGCATTCCTGTGAGATTTGCTCTGATATGGCCGGAATGAGGATGGCAAGGAGCGCGTCCGCGAACGTGACCGTGCCGGTCAGTTCGTAGTAACCAGCCTTCCACTCGGCCCCAGTGAACAGAGCCGTGTCCCTGTCTGCCATCTCTCACCTCGCGGGCGGGAGCGACGGCTCAGGCCCGCAGGATTTCCGCGACTCTCGCGAGAAAGTGCGCCAAGGGCTCGGGTGGGTGAACGTCGAGCACCGCTTGCCCTGGCGCCGACGGCTCGCCTTCCGCCGTTTCGACCTCAGCGCCTAGTTCCGTCTCGAGCAGCGCATCGAGTTCGGCGCCCATCGTCCGCACCGGATCGAGACGGTCAGGCTCCGGCGCCGGATCGAGCTTGAGCACGTAACCGCCAGTCGCTATCGATAGCCGGCCGGCGTAGAGGTAGGCCTCTGCTGCCGGCGCGGCCACCGCGAGCGCCTTGCCGTTGACCGTGGCGACGAGGTGCACGCCGCCCCTAGTTCGTGCAGAAGAAGCCGATGTAGTCACCGGATGTGATGCAGTCGGCCCAGACGAGGTTCGTGTTCGATATCTGAATCGGGCCGATGGTCTCGGTCTCGAGGACGGCAAGAGAATCGGCGCGGTGGTCTCCGGTCGAAGCGGCGAGAAAGCACTGGCCGGTGTTCGTGGCCGGGCCGTTGAACCAGCACTGCTTGACCACGTTAGACCCGCCCTGAACAGAGGTTCCGGCGGCAGCCACGGTGATCTTGCCGGACACGGCTGTCAGGGCCCCGGTCTCGATGACGTGGAGCGCACCGACGGTGTTGACGTTCAAGGTCGCGTTGTCGCCGCCGGTTGCGCTCGAGCCCACGACGGTGGCGCGGACCACAGCGCCGGCCATACTGAGCGGCATAGCGTCTGCCTCGGCCGTGTCCTCGACTTGGTCGGCAGCGCCCCACATGCCTCCGGTTGCGTCAACGTTCACGGTCGCGTTGTCGCCGGCCGTCGCGGTCGATCCTGTCTTGCCGGCGCGAACCACGACGCCAATCGGAACGAGATTTCCGGCGGCGGTCTCGGCTGCGTCCTCGACCACGGCGGTCGTGCCGGCCACGGTGAGGATGTTGGGCATGACCCACAGGTGCCCCGTGGCGTCGGTATTGATGGTGCTGTTGTCGCCGGTGGTCGTGCTCGAGCTCGCCGCGGTGTCGCGCCGAACCGCGCCGCACATATTGAGAGGAGCGGCGGCTGTCTCTGCGGCATCCTCCACCTGGTCGGACGCGAGCCAGAGACCGCCCTCAGTCGTGACGTTGACCGTCGCGTTGTCCCCGGCGGTAGCAGTCGACCCTGTCTTGCCTGCGCGAACTACCGCGCCGGCCATTGACAGCCCGCCGCCAGCGGTCTCGGCGGCGTCCTCGACGTATGTTCCTGACGAGGCCCCCGCCGACGTAACCCAGAGTTTACCGTCGACATCGGTGGTGAGCGGGATGTAGTCGCCGGTCGTGGCAGCGAGCGCCGTGCCGGCGTCGTTACGAACGGCGAGGCACATGTTGCCGCGGTCGCCGCTGGCGTGCGCCGCGTCCTCGGCGTAGGGCCATGGATTCTCTGCGAGCGCGAGCGCCGGGGCCAGGAGAATGACGAATGCAATGGTCTTGTGCATGATGTCTCCTTAGGAGGTGGCGAACGTGCTGTCGCGCAGCGGGTAGAGGATTGCGATTGCACCGATCGGCGTGGATCCTGGGCTCAGGGTCGCGTCGCACGTGAGGCGCAGCCACGGCTTGCGGCCGATGTAGGCTGCGCTGTAGATGGCGTCGTCTTCGGCCGCGTCGTTGATCAGCGCGAAGGCGCCGGTCGTGGTGCCCGAGATCGCGCCAACTATGTCGGCCTCGGCCACGGCCGCGTATGTACTGGGGGCACCCGTGCCGTCGTCGTCCGCTTCCTTGAGAACGAGGGTCCAGTAGTTGGTGGCGTCGGCCGGGCCGGCCGAGACGCCGACGTTGACAACGACGAGGCAGCCCTGTGCGTGTCGCAGATCGATGTTGGCGCCGTCCGTATCGGCCGTGATCGCGGCGTTGGTCAACGCCTTGATCCGCTTCGTGCTGTTCATGAGCTCGTGATTCATGGCGGTTTCCTTTCCTGGCGGCGCTTACGCGGCGACCTTCTGCTGGACGAAAGCGGCGAGCTGGGTGGTCTGACCGCCGATGGTCATAGTGGGGAGGAACGCGATCTGTGGGATGAACTTCTCATCCGAGCGGATGATGCGCAGCACGCTCTGCTCGGCGATGGTGTAGCCCTCGGCGAAGTCGCCGAAGACGATCGGGTGGTTGCCGGCGCTCACGCTGTCGAGCAGCTCGTCGAAGACGACAGGCCGGCCGTGAAGCGTGAACGGCATCTGGCCCTGGTTCTGCGGGAAGACGTAGGTTCCGCCGGTGCTCTCGAGGCCGAGAACGTGGTTGCCGTAGGTGAGGGAGTTCATCGCGTAGGTGCCGTTGTCGCGGTAGGGCGTGCGCAGAGTGAAGTGCAGCGTCCGCAGTCCGGCCGGGGTGAGCTGCGAAGCGTGGCCGCTGTTCACTTCGGTGACGGTGTTGCCGACACGGAGCAGGCCCTCGGGGCGGCCGATGCCATCGCCGGTCCAGAACGCGATGCCCTCGGCAAGATTGGCCGCGGCGACGATGACGCGCGAGACGATATCGACCACGTTTGCCGTGGCGTTCTTGTAGAGCTTTTCGGTGATGGGCACCCAGTAGCCCTGCCATTCGTGGGTCGCGATACGGAGCTGGTCGACGTTCAGCACCTGCTCGTTCGCCTGCCGGTTTCCTTCGGCGACCCACTCACCGGTGAAGTCAGTGATCGAGTAGTTGGCGTTAGAGGTTGGCTGGCGAATGACCGGGATGATCAGGTCTCCGGTCGTGGGCTCGACCCGCGCCAGAGAGCGGATCGTCCCCGGCTTGATCCGGTTCTCGATCGGCTGGCTGCGGTACGTCGGCGCGACGAGGAAGCCGCCTTTGTCGTCTTCGACGGTCCACATGGCGTTCTGCACGTGGTCGGGCATGTCGCCCATGATCTTGCGGGCCATCGCCGAACCGGCGCGCTCGCTCTTCGCGCCGACATAGGCGCGATAGGCGCGGTTGTGCACGTTGGCAACATGGCCTAGCGCGTCGCGCTCGTGATCCGGTAGGCCGTAGCTCGAGGCCGCCTTGTCGACGCCGCGGTTAAGCGCGTCGAGCACGATCTCGCGGTCGATCCGGTTGAGGACCGAGCCGTCGAGCTGAGCGCTTGGCGACGGGAACCGCGGGGGCCTCGACGCCGTCTCTAGGTAGTGATTCGCGACCGTGGTCATTTCGTCGTGCTCGGCCTGCTTCTTGGTGAGCTCGGCGATCTGCCTATTGAGATCCAGCGCCGCGACCCGGTTCTGCTCCGCGGCCTCCGTCTCTCCCTTGGCGCCGTGCTCCTGCCATGCGCGCGAGACCTCGGCGGCCTGCTGCGTGAGATTGGCGATCTTGGTCTTGTGCGGCATGGGATCCTTTCGCTACCCGAGGCGGGCGTTGATGGTGTCGATGCGCGCGTGGGCGCGCTCGAGTTCGGAAGTGAGGCGAGCGAGCGCGGCGGCATCGACCGGCTCTTCCTTGGGCGCCTTCTCGGCGCGGTCGAGTACGGCCTGGGCTTTGTCGCGGATCGTGACGATGTCGCTCTTGTTCGTTGCGCTCAGGACTTGGCCCTCGGCGCGCGGCGCTGGCATCTCGGTGGCGAGCGCGGCCGGAGCGAGGCGCATGGGCGGACGATCGAGGCGTTCCTTGAGAGCCGCCGGAGCGCGGCGGAATCGCGCGATGATTCGCGGATCCCACTTGGCCGCTGGCGCCTCTTCTGTCGGCTCGTCTTCGACCAACCTGTCTGCGAGCCCGGCGTCAACGAAGCCCCGAGCGTCGAACCACGTCTCCTCGGCCATGAGGGCGAGGCACTCATCGATCGACTTGCCAGACTTCTTCGAGTAGGCCGCGGCGATGGCGCCGTCGTATGTATCGAGCATCTCGGCGGCCTTGAGCATTTCTGCTCGGTCCCCCATGCAGCCGACCATGGCGCGGTGAATCATCAGCACGGACGGGTCGGCGATCTGGACCTCATCGGCTCCCATGATCACGATGGTTGCAGCGCTGGCAGCAAGGCCTTCGACGCGCGCCACCTTATGCGCCTTGCAGTCTTTGAGCGCGTGATAGATGCCGAGGCCGTCGCCGGCGTCGCCGCCTGGAGAGTTGACCCGCAGCATCAGCTCATCGCCGGCCCGAAGATCGAGCGCAACGAGCTGCTCGGCGAAAGCCTTGGCGGTGAAGCCGCCGCCGGTCCACCAGTCCTCGCCGATCACGTCGTAGAGGAGAATCTCGGCGGATCTCACACGCGCACCGTTGCGTTGCGTGTGCTTTGGCGGGTGACGCTAAGGCCGATCGACCGAAGAGACATGGGCTCCGAGTGGAGCCCGCGTCCTCATTCGGGATGGCGGGTGGTCCTTTGGACTGCGCCGAGCGTTGGCCTATTTGGCCTTGCTCACATTTGAACGCTAGCAAATACGCGGCGCGCCGTCAAGTGGCGTGCGTCTCTTCTGGTTTCTCCACGCTGCGCGACTCGGTGAATTCGACGGGGAACGACCGCGTAAGCCTGAGCTTCGCCTTGCCCTCGGTGAATTCGATAACAAGAGATCCGACCGGAACGCGCTCGATGTGGCGGGCGTTGTCCTCGAGAAGCGAGAGCATGAGGCGGAGGCGTGGAGTCACGCCGCGCCCTCGGATTCGGTAGGGAGCCGACGCGGCAAGCGCCGGAGCTTGTTGCTCGCCGAGCCAGGAGGCTCGATCGGCTCCTCGCCCTGTACGGACGCCTGCGCCTGCGAGGCAAGAAGCTGGTGGCGGAACACCGGCTCATTGTCGATGGGCGGAAACCCCATCGCGGCCCTGGCTTCGTCGCGGGTCACGGCGTAGGCATAAAAGCCAGCGGTGACGACACGGGCGATCTCGAGCTTCGCCTCTTGAAGCGCCAGCACATTGCTGGTGTCGTACTGAAGCCGGTAGCCCTTGCCGAAGTCCGCCGCGAGCCCAAGCATGATCTCGTCGGCGAGCCAGCCCCAGAACGGCACGAGCTTGCTCGATACCCAGTAGCGCCGAGCCTCGCGGGCGGTGCCGTAGGCTTGCGCCTGAACGAGTCCAACGCGGACCCCGACGAGGATCGCGGGCACTCCGTAGACCGCGCAGACACGAGACTCCGCCACGTCAAAGATCGGCGCCATGTCGAGCTGCCCGGGGTTGATGCCGAAAGCCTCCGCCTTGGCGCCGTGGCTCAGGATGAGCGGCTTCCCGCTGCCGGTGACGCCCATGATTGCGTCGCGCCCGTAGCGCTTTTCGATCTCGGCCTCGATCAAGTTGCGCTGCTCGTTCGTTATTTCGCCCGCCGCCGTCACGACCATGGACGGGATGCCGAGGTTATGGAAGAAGGAGTCGAGGAAGGTGAGCGCGTTTTTGTCGAGGCTGCCCTCGGCGCTGAGCACGTAGAGGGGGGAGAGTCCGATATGCGGGTTGGTCGGGTTGTAAATCTTGCAGTCGATCACGTCTTCGGGCTTGAACTTCCGCATGCCGGCAACTTCGTAGCGCTCGACGTTGCCGTCCTTGCCCAGTATGGTCTCGGTCTGGTGGACGGGCAGCGGCCACAGTTCGCGCGGGATCCCGGCCCTAGAGCGGAGCTTCACGAGCAGGAACCGCCCGAAGATGCCGAGGTCGGCAACGATGCGCTCGGTCTGGGACTTTGGCGTCGTCTCGCTGTTCGGGTGCTCGACCAGTTCACGAAGGAGATCGCCGCTTGGTGCCGGCTTGTCGCCACGGAACGCGACGAGTGGAGCTTGGGCAACTTGCTCGGACAGCTCGGCCACGCAGGCGTTGACGAGCGACGAGCGCTTGTAGGCAACGGCCATGGCCGAGGCGTCGGCATCGGACGGAACGGCGCGGCCAACCTCCCATGTTTTGATGAAGCGCACGACGCTCGGCGCCTCGTTCATCACCTGAAGCGCGGTGCGGGTGCGTGCGTCCTCGCGGAACGCCTCGACCGCCGAATCCCAACGAATCGCGGGAGTGGTCAAGCCCATGCGCGCATTTTAACCGACTTCACTTTGCGGCGCAAAGCAATCAGCCACGGAAGGATCCAATCGCGATGCCGGTGTCCCGCCGCACGATCTGCTGGAGCGCTGCGGCGAGGGCGTCGGATTCGTCCTTGGTGCGGCCCTGCGGGAACATCGACATGTTGTAGCGAAACTGAAGGATTGCGGCATCGGGGCTCAAGAGCTTCCCCTCGTGCCAGTAGTTATTCCACATGCCACGCTCGCGGGTGATCGTGACGTTGCCGGCGCCCATCTGGGAGGCGAGCGGCCCGGCCCGCACTACCTTGTCGCCGGTCTCGAGCGAATAGACCACGTTGAAGCCAACGAGCTGTCGCACCCAGGAATCCCGCTGTGAAATGCCGGCGCCGCTCCGCTCCTGTGGCACCCAGAAGCATGTTCCCTCCGGGAGCCGTTCCTTGTCGGCGCGGGCCACCCTGAGCATGACCTGGTCGCGCTCGGCCGGGGCCCACTGGCCGCGCACCATGTCGCGGATGTAGAGGTGGCCGGAGCGGTCCATGCTGAGGAGCGCCATCGCGGTATAGTCGCCGCCGCCGCCGGTCGCCGCGGTATCGCAGGCGCGGGCCGTGCGGGTGATTTCGGCGAGCGGTGGATCGCCGCGGGTCTGCATCGCGGCCACGTCGTAGACGTTGACGGCACCAACGTCGATCCATTGCGCGTCGAGCTCGCGGGCCGCGTAGTGTTCCTGATATTCCCGGCGGAGATCGCCCTCGAAGTCGGGCGGCAAGTATGGATTGTCGGCGGTGCGGGCCGAGACCACGCGGTGGATCCCGGTGACGGCGCGCTTGACGAAGGTGTCGTGGAGCCAGTGCCGCTCCCCGGTCGGCGGCGGGGTGGTCGTGACGAGGCGCTGGCGACGGCCCGGCCCGCGAATGCAGGCGAGGATGATGTCCCAGGCGTCTTTCGTTTTCTGGATCCCGAGCTCGTCGCCCCAGAACCAGGAGACGTTCAGGCCGCGGATGAACTCGGGCTGGTCAAGGGAACGGAAGTAAAGCGTTTTGCCGTCGACCAGCTCATACCAGCCCTCTTGTTTGTTGTGGCCGGCGACGAGACCGGCGCCGTAGAGGATCGGGAGTAGAGCCGCCATCGCACCGCCGAGCAGGTTCTTGTGCGTCGGGGCAACGATGAGGCCGGAGGTTTTGCGCTGGCGGGAAACGGACCAGATCGCGCCGGTGTGGGACTTCCCCGCGCCGCGACCTCCGCAGTACAGCAAGTACGGCTCGGTCGCTTCCCAGATCGCCCGCTGCTGCCGGATCTCGGTGTAGACGCGAAGCGTGGTTCGGGCGAGATCGGGCGCCCGCGCAAGAACTGTGCTCACGCAGGCATTTTAACCGGCTCCGCTCTGCGCGGCAGAGTGACTAGCTGCGGGGGCGGAACCGTTCGGCGCTGAGCAGGACCTCGTCGGCGGTGGCGTCCATGTAGAACTTGACGCTGCTGGACTGGAGCGCGGCGAGCATCTTCTGGCAGACGCGGCCGGTGAGGTCAACGTCGCCGGGGAGCCACACGGGCGTGAGCGGCTCGAGCGCGCGACAGGCGTCGATGTTGTAGAGGAAGGCGAAGTTGCCTGAGCGGCGGTGGTCGCGAGGGACAGCGCGCTCGTAGGCTGTGCGGTTCGGGGCTAGGACGTGGATCGTCATCGGCGGCGGCGGCCGGCGTCCCGGCGCTTGGTGCGGAGCGTGTTGGCGAGGTTGTGGCGGGCGGCTTCGGTGAGCTGCTGGTGAGCGTCGGCGGCGATCCAGTTCTCGAGCGTGCGCGGCGAGACTCCGGCGGCCTTTGCGGTTTCGGCGCGTGTCAGACCGCGGTTGAGGGCGGCGACGCAGGCGGCTATGGTCCCGGGGGTGGCTAGGGTGGGGCGGGGCATGGCTACGTCTCCTCGATCTTGTCGATGGTGGCGCCGTTCACGAACCGGAGAAACGGCACTCCCGCTTTGCGAACCAAGCTCACGAACCCGCCATCGGCCAATGGGTATGCTTGATTCTCCGGCGGTTTCGGTGGCGCTGGTGTCTTGCCGTGCCGTCGTAGGAACTCGCGGCCTGGCTCCTCGATCCATGAGCGTCGCTCCGAGACCCCACATTCCGCGTAGCCCTTGCGGATCGCTTTCTCCGCCTTGGCGACGATGACCTCCGGGTGGTAGCCGCGCGCGAGGAGGGTCTCGTAAGCGTCCATCTGGTGCCCGTCGATGGCCTCTAGGTATTCGAGCATGGTGAGGCGGAGGCGGGTAGCGCTCATGGCTCGACCGTGCCGAAGCGAATCGCGCGGCTCACCCGCTCGGCGGAGCGAAGTTGCTGGACAGTGAGGTCGCACGCCTTGGCCGTGTTCTCGTCGATGCGCCGCTCGCCAAGGCCCATCTGGCGCTCGTGGACGAAGCGCGCGGCGAGCTCGCAGATGGTTTTGAGCGCGTCGATGTCGGCGCTTGGTATGTGTAGCTCCATCGGCTCTGGGGGCTGCACGAAGTCGGCGTAGCCAGCCGTTTGGAGCGCGCGCGCCAACTGCGCAAGCTCGGCCTCTTCCGCCACTGAGGCCATGACCTGGATTGGGCGCGTGGAGTTGGCGTTGGTGGCGACCTCCAGGGCCAGATACGGAGGGTGCTTGTCGCGGAGGATCGTGATCATGGGGTGTCCTCGCTGGAAAGACGCGCGTAGGTCGGGAGGATGAACTCTCGGTAGAACTTGGCCGTGGTCAGCGTCACGCCAGAGATCGGATCTAGGTCGCGACGTTGCTTGGTTAACTCTTCGTGCAGGCGCATGAGGCCGGCAAATGTCGGCGGCTCTCCGCTCGCCCGGACGGTGAAGTCGGCGACCAATCTCTTGCGCAGCGCCTTGGGGATGCGGAATCGCGAGTAGATTATGCCGGCCGCGGTGACCTTCGCGGTCCTTCGTTCGCGGCGGCGTTGGGTGCGGGAGCGGAGTTTCATTGAATTCCTTTGAGTCGCGGCGGCGTTTTCCCGAAACCGTGAGCGGCCATGTCACGCTCCTTTGGGCTCGGCTTCATTGGGGCTGGACCGGTGCACCGGCATCCCGCCGCGACGCTCGATCCTACCACGCCTGCCGTGGTTTCTGCATGTTGCTGGCGACGGATCTTGTGTAAAAGTAAGTCCAGCGCGGCTAAGGTACGGCCCTTATTGAAAAGTCGGGTTTTTTGGCACGGCACGAAACGTACCGGTCACGTTTTGACCACTGGCGCGGTCGGTGCCGGCTCCTCGCGTGCCACCACCGCGTCCCCGCTCCCGCCGCACGTCGCGCACACCGGCGCCCCCTCGACCGGCTCAGCGCCTCGACACGTCGGGCACCGGTCAGCATCCGCATCCCTAGCCCCCGGCTTGCTAACCTCCGAGCCTCGCACCTCGAGCACGACCTCGCGCTCGAGTATCTCGTGCTTCTCCGGCGCGTCGATGCCGAGTAGCTTCGCCCTACGGTCCATGACCTTGAGCACCCGGTCAACGGCGAAGTCATCGACCCCGCCATCGCGTGGCGTCCCGTCCGCGTTCAGTCCGACCACCCGCGGCCATAGCCCCTCCTGGATCTTGTCGAGCCGCTCGAGCTCGAGCCGCTTGCAGTCATCCGCCTCCGCCGTGTGCGATTCGCGCAGCGCGCGCTTCACGTCCTCGAAGGCTTGAGTGGCGAGGATGCCCAACTCGCGCCCGATGGCACGGTAGCTCTTGCCGCTATTGCGGAGCTTGAGCGCCGCCTCGCGCCTGGCCTCGAGTTCGTCCGCGGTGGCCCTGGCTTGCTCGCGCGTGGCGCTAGAGTTATCGGCCGCCGGAACGGGAATAGGCTGCGCTTCTTCGTCGCTCATCTCGCCCCCATTTTAACCCGCTTCTAACCCACCCAGCCGCACACCGGCGCCACCGGCGCAGCCACAACGGCCACGGCGATAGCGATTGCCACGAACCCTCGAACCCATGCGGTCACGATCTTCCCCCTTTCCTCAGCACCGGCCACATCAGCAGCATCGCCGCGACCCAGCCGACGAGGATGCTCATGGCTTCAGCCCGTCGAGCGCCGCGATGGCCTTGTCGAACCGCCTCGACCACCACGCCAGCCGCGCCAGCGTACTCGGTGGCGCCGACGCGAAGTCCCCATGAAACGGCACTTGCTGCCCGCCTCTTCCGGCATTCTCTCGCGCCACGGCCGCGCGCTTGACCTCATCAGCGAAGCCATCCACAGCCTCCCGCGCCAGCTTCAGCGCCGCCTCCACGTCGGGCGCGGGGGCGCGAATGCCCCACGCGACTATCGCGTCGTCCCACGTCTCGCGTCGCGGTCCAGTCCACCCGCATCCCGGCACTGCGCACTTCATTGCGCAGTCGCCGCCACCGGCCGATATGTAGTCGCTCCCGACGTGGCCGGCAGGGCACCCCCTCAGCGCGGGCGCGGTCACGAGCTTGTCAGTCATCCCACTTCTCCCTTTCCGCGGCGTGCTCCCGCTCGGCCACCCACGCAACGTACACGACGGCCGACACGAACACGATTGCCGCTACGACTGCCGCCCCGATACCGGCGAGAATGTAGAGCGCGGTCACGAGCGCACCCGAGCGAGTGCGTCACAGCGCGGACACGCCTTAGCGCCTGGTGGGTATATCCCAGCACAAGACTTGCTTGTGCCGTAGAAAGCACACGGCATCGCCTCCACGTCCGCAATGAGGCGGGCGAGCTTCGGGCCGAGGCCGGCGGGGTCGTCCTCTCTGTCGATGTCGCCGCTTTCGAGGTCGCGGTAATTGACCTCGCCGTCGTCCTGTAGCTGATACGAGTAGAGGTCGTCTGTCCACTCCGCCACCACCCGCGGCGTGTTGGGCGTGGGGTTACTCATCGGCTGCCTCGCTTTCGCAGCCGCCGGATCGCGGCGAGCACGTGCCGCAGGTACGCCAGCACGTCCTCATTGTCGGCGCCGCGCGCGTCTATCTCACTCGCCAGCACCTCGGCGCTCGGCAGCCGCAGCGAGACACCGCGCGCGAGCCAGCCCGAGTTGAAGCCTTGCAGCCGTGCCTCGACAATGGCCTTTGCTACCCGTCGCTCGGCTGCCGTTGGCTCGCGGATTACATC